AATACTTGGTAGCCATGATTACCTTATATAAGACATATTTCTAGGCACAAATCTAATCGGTGCCTTTTCTCTGTCCTCTTGAGATGCTAGATCCCATTGTTTTTCATAATCTGATTGTAAGAATGCTACTCTATTAGGATCTACTGCAGGGGACTTAATAGCTAAATAATAAGCTAATCCAGCTACCATACATGGTAAGAATCTAAATGGAATATCATTAATGCTTGTACCAGTTCCAGCATCCTGCACTCTACGCATTCTCCAGTATACAAATGTATATTGGTCGCCAGGAGAGTTAGGTGTAGGCCATACGTTAATGGTTGGTAAGTTGAGCACTGTAATATAATTACGTGGGCTTGTAGTAGCTATATGAAATACTGCAGATGTATTATTTTGACCACGAGCACAATTTAACAATTGGTTAGTAGTGCTATCTACATTTGGATAGTAAATAATTTCATTCTCAATTTGAATAAATCCAGCTGATGCAATACTTGATACATCACTTAATGTAATAGTTGTGTCTGTAGCACTAATAGATGCTGCTAAATAAACAGTTGTTAAATTAGACATACCAGTTTGTCTATTAATCCATACTTGGATAGGACGACCAGTAGCCAACTTATTAGGAATAGTTGAGTAAGTATCTTCTGAAATACGATTGATGTTAATATCTTGTTGATTAGGGCCACCATTACCAGTTCTTGTTACCATGCTTAATAAGTCAATAGTATCTACTGGAAGAGCATAAGTAATCTGACCTGTAGTCATAGGCACTTGACCTTCTTCAATCGTCCAAAGGTTAATACCACGATTAGCCCATTCAATCGTTAATAGATTGAGTGAACGTCTAGCTGTTCTAAAATCATAACCAGTTCTTAACTCTAAACCACAACGCTCAAATGCCTCTTCAATGAGGTCATTCATGTTTAGGTTAAATAGTGTGGTTCCTGTAGTTGATGCCATAAGTTACCTTTTTGCAATTAACGCAAATCTTTAATTGATTTTGCGTTGTTTTGCATTAATTGTTATTTCTTAGCTGTTTTAGCAGCTTGTTTAAATTGTTTTGCTGTAGGTGCGCCTTTAGAACCAGGCTTACGCATCTTCTCACCAGAACCTTGAGCTATACGTGCCTTCTTAGCGTGAATATTGGCATAGAGGCCGACCTTGCCACCCTTAGCATATTGAGTAAAGTCCGTATCATCTCTACGGGCTTTCTTTTTACCCTTAGGCATTTTAGATGGAGCAATATCACCCATACCACGAGAAGCTCTCATTATGCTCTCGTCTTTCCACGAATAGCACAACCATCAGCACGTTTAGAAGCTGAAGATACTTTGCCACCTTTTTTATAGTTCTCATCAAACTTTTTAACTTCTGTACTTGTATCATACATAGCTTTATTTTTACGATAAGCATTAGGGTCTTTCATTTCTTCAACCTTCATTTGCTTCTCTTCAATCTTAGCTTTTTGCTCACCAGAAGGAGGAGTAATATCCTTAACAAACTTCTTAATTTTTTCCATGATAGCCATGATTAAATGATCCTGCCTTTAGATTTACCTTTAACAGCAATACCATTAGCTTTCGCTAATTGAGATGCTTTTCCACCAGAAGCGTAACATTTGCCACCTGATTTAAGTGATAACTTAGTACCTTTACCACCTTTGTGTTCTTGCATGTCATGTTGTTTCATAGCTTTTTTGATCATTGCTTTATCTTGCGCTTTATCTGATTTCATAGTTTCTCCACCTTTTTTCATTGTTGGCATTGCTGGTGCAGCAGCCATAGCAGCCATTGGATTAACAGCTGGTCTAGCTACTGCTGGGTTTACAGCTAGTGCTGGGCGCTTCATTGCACGTCCCATCATCATAGCCATTCTTGGGTTAGTTGATCTTTTTTTCATAATTTATCCTTAGTTACATTTCCAACGTTTTAAAGAAGCTGCTTTACGAGTAGGTCTGCCTTTTTCATCTTTCATGGGTCCAGGCATTCCAGACATTCTTGCACAGAAAGATCTTTTACGAGCACCACCTTGTGGTTGTGGAGCTTTTAAATTAGATCCTGTAGCAGCGTTATATTTAGCACGGCCTTTAGCAGTTAATCCAGCACCTTTAGACACGGGTAACTTCTCACCACGTCCTACAGCTAAAGATACACCGCCTTTTTTAAACTTCTTACCTTTGTCAGCTTCTGTAAAGTCTTTGCCTACTGATTGAGGTATTCCAACTTTTTTAGCAAACTTAGGATTATGAGCTACTGCTGTCATAAGCTTATGTTGAGCTTTAGATTTACTTGGCATTACTTACCTAACCAGTGAGTTACCATCCAGCTTATAACGCCTGAAAGAACAGTAGCAATAGCGATAAATACTTTCCAACCGCCTTTAATTTCTTCTAAAGTCTTTTCAATACTATCAAGACGTTTTTTTAACTGATCCATATCTTCCATAATAGTATCTACATCAGATTGAATATGTTTAATTTCTACACCGTGTTCCGCTAATTCACGTTCGTTGCTCATATATTATCCGTAATATATTTGAGTAGCTTCTACGTTTGACATATAAGCATAAACGCCATTAAGTACACGCACGCCTTCGCCTGGAATAATAGGAGCATTGTTGTATGTATCAGCTGCAGAAACATTATAAGTTAATAGCCATTTTGTTGAATATACTGCTGCTGGAGTAGCTGTAATTGTTCCAGTATTGATATCAGTTAAAGTAAAAGTATCAGCGCCTGTTCTAGTAATTGTGTAATTACCGTCTGTAGCTGCACCACCTGTACCTGATTCAAAATGAATACCAATAACATCTCCTGTGTTCAATCCATGAGCTGTTTTTGTAACAGTTACAGTTGTACCTGAACGACCATAAGTAACACTAGATGAAACTGGCGTTGTTAGTGTATCAAATAAAACTACATATCCCGCAGTAGCTGTACCTACATATGACACACCTTTAACACGAGACGGGAATTTTATTAGGAATCCACTTTGATCTAAGTGGCCTTGTTTTACATCATATTGCATTGCCATAATTAATCTCCTTAAGTTATAAACAAGGGGGAGTTAACCCCCTTAGATTAATTATTGTGTGTTGTATGTTGCACGGTCATCAGATTGAGCGTATTCAATTGTAACAAAACCTGTACCAGCTGTAGGCTGACCTACTGATGTTATTGTAGCAATAATAGCTGAAGAAGCTTGTTGGCCATTAGATGCTGCAACATCAATTGGAGTTGATTGCATATTGGTTAATTGTGATGCTGTAAATGTAGGTGTTGTACGACCTGCAGTTTTAGCATTAACACCAGAAGCATACTCAGTACCAGCTGCAGTTTTACCAACAGTTAAAGTAGCTGATGTAGCTGAGTCATACGCTGTAATAACATCAACAACAATATTAGTAATTTTAGATCCTGCTGGAACATATAATGTTACGCTTTGAACTAATGTTGCATCAAAAGTAAATGCTGTTTGTTGTGTTAATACTGTTGTACCAACGTTCTTGTATGGAGTGTATCTATTTGTGCCTGATTTGACTGGGCCTGAGAATGTAGTTCTTGACATGATTTTTCCTTCATAAAAAGTTAGGTTCATTAGTCTTTTATGCGTCTGCCAGGACAGTCTAATAAACCAGGATGTGCCTGGATATGGTTATTTTACAACACTTTTGCCTGTAAACGCTAGTATTTTTATATTGACTGACAAATAAAAAAAGGCCCTCCGAAGAGAGCCTTTTCCATCATCAAATGCTTAATTAAGCACCTGGTGAACCGAACATACCTAACGGATCTGACCAACCGAATGAATAACGTTCACGTGATTTATAACGTACGTTACCTGTATCGAAGTCACCGTCCATTGAATTGCTTAATGGAGTACGAACAAAGTGTTTCATACCATTAGGAACGTCAGTTGTTAAGTACCAACCGTTAGCGTCTGTCAAGAAGTGGTTAATTGTATAACCTTCTGGGATAGAGCCATTGTTCTTAATAGCATTGATATCATTGTCAGCTGTACCAACACGTAACTCAGTTTCTAACAAGCGAGTTGCAACGAATTGCAATGCTGGTGGAACGATAAGTTTTTTAGGTTTAGCTGCAATTAATAGACCACGCTCATCAGTCCAAGCTGCGATTTGAATAACTGCATTTTCCAATGAAGTTTCGT